ATAAAAGAAGTAACCAGATCAACTAATGGTCAACTGGTATCACAAAGATTAGCAATACAACTACAACCAAAGATTAGACAGATAATAGAAAACAACTTTCTTAATGAAGCTGATATTATTATTAATGAGGAATACAACAAAATAGCAAAAGAGGTATTAGATGAGTTTGGTAAAATGCCTATACCAGACAAATTTAAAAGTCTTACAGAAGCTAATCTATCTACTATTAATGCACTAAAGTTTCAAAGCTATTCAGGATTTGAAGATATAGGCGAAAGGTTTATCAAAGTAATTAATGATGAGTTATATCAAAGCACTATAGCTGGTAGACCTTATGATGATATGGTTACTAACATAAGAGGTCATATAAATGGTGTTTATAAAAGATCAAACCAAAGAGAAATAAATGAACTGGTAGATTTTATTAATGAAAACAAATTTAATATGAAAAAGAAACTACAAGTGGAAGATGCTGTTAGAAAACTACACACACAGTATGCTAGTGATAGAGCTGGTAATAATCTTAGAAGGTATGCTGGTCAAATAGCTCACGATAGTGTTATGCAGTTTCATGGTCAGTTTACTATAGCAAAAGCAAAAGAAAGTGGATTAACGCATTACACTTATACTGGAACACTAGTGCGAGATAGTAGAGATTTCTGCGTTAGTATGCTTAATAGAACATTAACAGAAGATCAAATTAGGCAAATTTGGAATAATAGATCATGGGGTGGTAAATCGAATGGCGACCCATTTATTGTTAGAGGTGGTTATAGATGCAGACATACTTGGATTCCAACAGACCCAAGTTGGAATATAGATTAAGAGATGATTGTATTTTAAATAAAACTTTGCTATAAATAAATTACAACTGGAGAATATACACATGGATAAACAAATGGAAGAAAACAAAGTAGAACAAACTACGCAAGTTAATGAAGAAGTACAAACACCTGAAGTAACAGAAAAACCTAATGCTAGAACCTTTAGCCAAGAGGAACTAAATGAGATAGTAGAGAGAAGGTTGCATAAGGAACGTCAAACAATAAACAAAAAAATAGGTGTTGATGATTTAGATTCAGCTATTAATATAGTTAAGGCACAAAAAGAAATAGAAGAAAAACAAAAAATTCAGAAGGGTGAGTTTGAGGAGATACTTAAAACTAAGACGCAAGAATGGAACAAAGAAAAAACTAATTTAGAAGTACAACTCAAAGATATAAAAATAAATAAATCTTTATTATCATCAGCTTCAAAAAACAGAGCTATAAACCCTGACCAAGTGGTAGAACTATTAAATAGAGATATAAAATTAAATGAATCTGGCAATGTAGAAATACTGGACAAAAACGGATTAGCCAGATATAACAGTAAAGGGGAGCTTTTGACTACTGATGAATTAGTGCAAGAGTTTTTAACACAGAACCCACACTTTGTTTCTGCTACCCCAAGTGGCAGTGGCTCAGTGTCAAATGTGGATAGAGGGGAACTCAACTCCAGTTTTAAAATTGAGGATTTAGATATGAGTAACGCAAAAGACCGAGAGAAGTATTCAAAATGGCGACAACAGAAAAACTCTCGACCTAGAGTGATAGGCTCATAAATTTTTTTTAATTTAAAGGAGTAAAAATGGCAAACGAAACCACAAGTTCAACTATATCGGAACTCTATACCGAGATAGTAGCAGAAGCATTGTTTGTTGCTAATGAGCAATCAATAATGAGAAACCTAGTTAAAAACTATACAATTGTTGGTGGGGGTAAATCAGTTGAAGTACCTATCTATGCAACTGTATCAGCATCAGCAGTAAGTGAAGCATCTGATTTATCAAACACAGCAGTAAACCCAAGTTCTGTAACTATTACAGCTTCAGAAGTTGGAATTATGACAACACTAACTGATTTAGCAAGAAACTCAGCATCAAGAAATGTTGCTGGTGATATTGGTAGATTATTTGGTGATGCCATAGCAAAAAAAATTGACGCAGACTTATCAGCATTATTTACTGGATTTTCTACTGAAAAAGGTGGGGGAGCTGGTGTAGAGTTAACAATTCAAGACTTATTCGAAGCAAGTGCTGAATTAAGAACAGCAAATGCCCCTGGACCTTATTATGGTGTATTTCACCCAAAGCAAATCTTTAATGTTAAAAAAGCATTAACAAATACATTTGCTGGTTCAGCAAACATTCCAGATTTAGGTAACGAAGCTATGAGAACTGGTTTTGTTGGAACTATTGCTGGCATTCAAGTTTTTGAATCTTCAAATGTTGCAGTAGATGGTTCAGATGATTCTATTGCTGGTGTATTCTCTCAAGATGCTTTAGGTTTAGCAATGATGCAAGACTTAAAAATTGAATCACAAAGAGATGCATCTTTAAGAGCAGATGAGATTGTAGCTACAGCAGTTTATGGAGTTGGAGAACTACATGATAGTTATGGAGTTAAATTAACAGCAGATAGTTTAGCTAACTAATAACTTATAGGGGGTGGGAAACCACCCCTCTAATAAAGGAGTTTACTATGCAAATGGTTAAATTAGTAAAGGGCGATAGAGTTATAGAAAGAAGTAAAGTTGATTATGACAACAATAAAGGAATGTGGGAAATAAGAGGTTGGAGTCTATACGAAGGCAAACCTAAACCAACACCAAAGACAGAGCCAAAAAAAGAAACAGTAAAGAAAACTAAAACAAAAAAGGCTAAATAATGGCTACAACTGAATTTGCTGTAGCAAACACAGACTTGCAAAAGATACAGCCTGATATATTAGGTTTTGGTATTGCTGATTTTGGCGATCAGTTACAATTTGCAGAAAATGATGTACTAAGAAGAATTAGAGAAGAATGGTGGGAACGATATAGACACCAAGTTAGATATAAAGATATTACAAAAGTAACATCAGTTGAAATTACTAATAGCAAGCTAACAAACGCACAATGGACACAATCCGTAGTATATTTAGCTTTATGGAAATATGTTTACCCTATATTAACTAAATGGCGAGACCCTGATACTGGAGAGGGAAAAGATACATTCCAAGTACAAATAGATTTCTATAGAGAAAGATATGAAGAAGAATTTCAAGCTATACTAAGAGATGGTGTAGAGTATGATGAGGATAGTTCAGGCTCAGTTAGTGATTCAGAAAAAGAACCAATACATCATTTAAGATTAGTGAGATAATGGAAGTACAAATTAAAGCTAACACCCTTGAAGTTGTCCAAGAACTAAAGAGAATGTCTAAAAAGCAAAAAAGTGCTATAGAAAAATCTCTTAACAAAGTTTCTAACATGGCAGTATTTATGATTACTAAAAGAACTCAGAGTGGAAAGTTGCCTGATGGTGGACAAATGAGGGCTTACGCAAAAGGAACAGTTAGAAGTAGAAAGAAAAGAGGTAGACAGACTGGTTTTGTTGATTTAACTGATACTGGTAAAATGTTTAGAAGTTTAGACTTTAAGACTGGTGGATTAAAAAGCACATTGTTTTTTTCTAATACAGAAAGAAATAAGATAGCTTCATATCATGATACATTTGGAGTTGGTAAAAAGAAAGTAGTTAGACCATTCTTTTCTATTGGAAACAAAGAAGAAGATAAAATAAGGCAAGAGTTCGCATCAACCTATTTCAAAGCATTGAAGATATGAGTAAAAGAGAAAACATAGCTAGTGATATTATTACTAAACTTGATGCAGTAACTAGCCCTATAGAGTTTAAAAAGATAACCAGAGAGCCTTTTGAAGTAGAAGAACTATCAGATGCACAGTTCCCAGCTTTATTTGTGCAATCAGGAGATGAATCAAGAGAAGCATCTAGCATGGGCGATACTGGTTCTGGTAATTATAGAGGTTCTATTGACTTTCTTATAGTAGCTTTTGGTAAGGGTACAACAAGCAATATAGACACAGTAAGAAATCAATTAATAGAAGTAGTTGAAGAAACTCTAGATAATGATATAACTAGAAATGGAAACGCTTTAGATACGCAAATAGTCGAAGCATCAACAGATGAGGGAACGATATACCCTTATGGTGGTGTTAGAATAACTGCAAGAGTAATTTATGAATTTACAAGAGGGAGTGCATAATGGCAAAACAAGTAACTATGAAAAAAGGCAATGATACTATCAAATGCTCAGAAGATCACATAGAGTATTTTCAAAACAACGGATTTACTTTAGAAGGTGAAAAAAAAGTTACCAAAAAAAGTGAAAAAGTGGTAAAACAAGAAGATAAACAAGAAAAAAAATAAACTAAATAAAAGGAGGTTTAAATGGCGACACATCATGGAAAAGAAGGAGTTGTAACAATAGGGAGTGATACTCTAGGCAATGCAACTGGATTTACTGTAGACACAACACACGATA